AAATTATCCAAGTATGAAGACGGGGAAACTCGAATGATATCTGGAACTGATTTAGCTTTTCTTATAGCCTGTAGGATGTATTTTGGTGATTTTATACGTTGGATGATGTCTAATCGTATTAAGAACGGTAGTGCCGTGGGAGTTAATCCTTACGGCGAAGAATGGGCTATGCTCTATCGACATGTTCTTAATGGTGATGCTGGCTGCATTGATGGAGATCACAAACAATATGATAAGAATATTTTAGAGAATTTACATAGTATGTCCTTTAAAGTAGCTGAGAGTTATTATAAAGGTTGTCCTGAAGAAGATACCTGGGTTAGGCGAGTCTTTTCACAAGAATTACTCAATCCGCAATATTTGTGTGATGGAGTGATTTGGAGTGCGGCTGGTTCTATGCCTTCTGGTAGTTTCTTTACTACTATGTTTAATACAATAGCCAATAATATTTTGTTACGATATGCAATAGTTTCCGCAGCTTGTGGTAAAGATCATAGAATTGCCACTGAGGTGGATTATGTGCATGTCATTTCCTTATTGTCGAAGGAAGCTAGATTTATAGCTCTTGGGGATGACAATATCTGGTCAGTTAGGGCTACACTAAAAGAATTAGTTACGCCCAGTAAAGTTGCCCAAGTTCTTTTAGACTTGGGGTATTCCTATACTGCTGCTGATAAAACCCCCTTGGGCACCCAATTTCTTGATTTAAAATTTTGTACTTTCCTCAAGCGGGGATTTTATGTAGCTGATAAAACAGTTCTAGCCCCGCTTGATATTGATACCATTAAGGAAATGCCATATTGGACAAAGCGAAATGCCCCCCCTGACAATGAGTATGAGGTGTTAACTCAAGCCTTGTATGAATTGTCGTTGCACTCACCACAATATTTTGATAAGTATGCACCTAAATTTATAGACGCAAGTGTCAAGTATTATGGTAAACCTCCCCCGTTTGTGTCCCATCGATCATGTAGGGCCAAGATTCGGACCACACCGGCTATGTACTAGCCAACTCTCCTGCGAAAGCTGCATAGTTTCAATTTTAAGGCAGCCGTAGATCGGGAAAATGTGGTGTTAGTTATTT